CAAAGGCATTTCTAATCGTGCCTTCACTCGCACCTTCAATGTTGCTGAAACCGTAGAAGTTAAAGATGCAACATTGGTTAATGGAATGCTAAAAGTGTTTCTAGAAAACATCATTCCTGAATCAAAAAAGCCAAAAAAGATTGAAGTGAAGGAAGCAGAATAATGATATCGGATTGGTTTAAAACTCTATTTCAGTCTTGGGAATCACGATATCTTTCTCAGTCAATTGATCATGCCGATTTAAAAAGACGTATGGAATATCTTAATAACAGACGTTCTCTACCTCTTTTACATCTATATTTAAATTAAAGGAAATAATCAATGGAACCAGGGACAATATTTTTCATAGGCTATATGACTCTAATTACATTATTGGGAGTCACTTTAGTTTTTGGAAAAAAGATTAATGAGTATCTAACAAAATCTCATTGACAGATTAGATAATCATGCTAGAATAGAGGAGTAGAAATACTCCTCTATTTTTGTTTAAACAAAGGAGACATATATTGAAATTTTATACAAATATTGATCGTGTTGGTTCTTATATTCTTTATCGTGGTTATAAAGACAATAAGCCAATTCAAGATAAAGTTAAATTTCAACCAGTATTCTGGATACCATCATCAAAAGGTGATATGAAAACTATGGATGGTCGTTTAGCAGGTAGTGTTCCACAAGAATCAATGAGTGTTGCTAAAGATTTCATTGATCGCTATAAAGACGTCTCTAATTTTCAAGTTTATGGAACTACCAATTATGTCCATCAATTCATTAGTCAAGAGTTTTCACATAAGATTAAGTTTGATCCAAAACGAATCTGTGTTCGATTTGTTGATATGGAAGTTGGTTCACCAGATGGATTCCCAGAACCAAATGAAGCAAACTATGAAATCAATGCTATCACAATTAAAGATAGTAATAAGAATCAATATCACACCTGGGGATTACATCCAGTCGATGTGTCAAAAATTGATAAACCAGTTCTTTATCGCCTTTGTAAGAACGAATTTGATTTATTAGCAGATTTCTTAGAATATTGGACAGATCACTATCCAGATATTGTCTCTGGTTGGTATTCCGAACTATTCGATATTCCATATCTAGTGAATAGAATGAGAAAAGTTCTAGGAGAAGAAGCAACTAATCGTCTGTCACCATGGAAAAAGGTTTATGATGATCATTTTGAAATGAATACTGGAAAGATTAAACATCGATATAATATTGTCGGAATTACACAACTTGATTATATTGATCTATTCAAAAAGTTCACATTGAATACTTTAGGACAGCAAGATTCTTATAAATTAGACAATATTGCACATGTAGTATTAAAAGAAAATAAACTTGATTATAGTGAATATGGCAATCTTCATACATTATATTTAAGTAATTATCAAAAGTATATTGAATATAACATTCATGACGTTACACTAGTTGAAAGGCTTGATGAAAAATTAGGATTATTACAATTAGTATATACACTAGCTTATAAGGCAAAATGTACATTAAAAGAAACACTAGGTACAGTAGGTATTTGGGATGCCTATTTGTATAATGAGTTTTTGAAAAGAGGAGTGGTAATTCCATTTTCTCTTAATAAATCATATCGTAGTATTGAGGGTGGATATGTAAAGGACCCACAATTAGGATTACATAAATGGGTTGTATCTGTTGATTTGAATTCTCTATATCCAAATCTTATCATTCAATATAATATGAGCCCAGAAACTACTATTCCTAAATTATACCATCATACTGTTAGTGATGTATTAGAAGTATTAATGAATAATAATGCATTGTTGCATAATTCTGATCATATTATGACAGCAACTGGTCAATGTTTTAGAAAAGACATTCAAGGAATTATTCCAGAAATTGTTGAAAGTCTATATGATGAACGTGTAATCATTAAAAATCAAATGATTGAAAAAAAGAAAGAAAAAGAATTGAATAAGAGTGATCTTATTGACAAAGAAATTTCAATCTTTAATACAATGCAGATGGCAATTAAGATTCTTTTGAATAGTTTATATGGTGCCATGGCAAATAAGTATTTCCGTTTCTTTAATGCTGATGTGGCAGAAGCTATCACTGTGACAGGTCAGTTAACTACTCAGTGGGCAGCATATACTATTAACAAATATCTAAATAAAGTCTTGAAGACTAATGATATTGATTATGTTATTGCATGTGATACTGATTCTGTTTACTTTACCTTAGATAAATTAGTTCAAGCTGTATTTCCTGATGGTGCAGAAACACAGAAGATTGTTGATTTCTGTGATAAGGTTACAGAAAGAATTGAAAATGAACTTGAAAAAGCATTCATTCAATTGCAATATACAATGAATGCAAATAAGAACAAAATGGTCATGAAACGAGAAATCATTGCCGATAAAGCCGTTTGGACAGCCAAAAAACGATATATTGCCCACGTTCTAGATAGTGAAGGAGTTCGATATAAAGAACCTGTACTCAAAATTGTCGGAATTGAAGCCGTCCGTTCCTCAACTCCTGCAATCTGCCGCGAATGGATTGAAGAACTATTTAAGCTTATGATGAAATCTGACCAAAAAACTATTCAAAAACAAATACTTGAATATAGAAATAAATTCAATGAGTTAGCACCTGAGGATGTGGCATTTCCTCGAGGTGTTAGTGATTTGTCAAAATATCGTTCAAGTGGTGGATCATATACAAAGGGAACACCTATTCATGTAAGAGCTGCATTATTATATAATGAGTTGATTAAGAATAATAAGTTAGTATATGAAGAGATTAAGGATGGTGAGAAAATGAAATTCATGTATATGATAGTTCCTAATCCGATACAGGAAAATGTATTTGGCTTTGCAACAGTATTTCCTAAAGAAACGGGATTACAAAAATACATTGATTTTGAAACACAATTTCAAAAAGCGTTCATTGATCCTATATTGCCAGTAATTAATGCAATGGGATGGACAATTGAAGAACAAAATACATTGGAGAATTTCTTTGGTTAATAAAATAAATCCATTTTTAATAAATCCTAATGATGAAAAAAGAAAAGAAAATGACTATTATCCTACTCCTCCTATTGCTACTGAAGCCCTTTTATATTATTTCAAAGATATAATTCCTAAGAGGATATGGGAACCATGTGCTGGTAGAGGTTGGATTTCATCTATTTTAAAACAACATCATTATGAGGTAATTTCAACAGAATTATTTGAATATTCTAATCCATTAGTTAATGATATAGAGTTTGGTAAAGATTATTTTGAAACAAATATTCCAGATAATTGTAATGGAATAATAACTAATCCACCATATGCTAATAATTTTGCAGAATTATTAATAGAACGATCAATGAAAGAAGTGAAATTTCTAGCAATCCTACAACGATTGTTTTTTCTAGAAAGTTCTAAAAGATATTCATTATTAAGTAAGACTAGACCCGATGTTTTAGTTTTCTCCTCGCGTATTAATTTTGATGAAGAAAAATTTGATGATCCTAATTTCAAAAAACAGATAGGTGGAATGTTAGCATTTTCATGGTTTGTATGGCATGAAAATTGTGATGGTAGAATTCAATGGGTCGATCCAACATATAACTTTATAAATCAAAATACATTGGAGGGTTTTTTCGAATGACTGACTGGGTAAGTGATTTCGGCTTTAGTGCCGTCGATGAAGAGACTTATAAGAAACGAGTAATAGACGAAGATTCTTCTATTAAGAAACCTATCGTAGCTGAGAAGGAAGACTTGTCGGCTTTAGAAACTCGTATTGAAAAGAAACTAGATAGTCTTAAAAATCTAGAAAAAAAGGTTGACAAACTCTTATCATTGATTTATGATAATGAGAATGTAGTGGAAGAACGTAAACAATATGCAGATGTTTTAGCTAATAAGAAAGTTAAAGCATTAGCCGATATTGTAATGCCATTATTGAATAGTTTACATAGAACACAAAATCAGAGATATATTGATTGGCCAAATAGAGGTCCAATTATTCAAAAACAGATTGATAATGTAAATGCCATTCTAGATGGGAGTTTTTTTAATGAAAATTGAATATTATGACTTTAGACAGAAGTATCCTGGAAAATGGAAAGAGACTACTGTATTTGAAATTGTCAATTTCTTTTTAAATATGGTTAAAAATGATGAATGGATATATGATTCGGATAATGCTGGTCATGTTTATTATGATTTCATTGTCAGACCTTTGAATAAAGTAATAAGAATCCATCACGATTGGTATTGGACTTTTAATGGTGAAAATAATTTAACATTAGAAAATGAATTTTCATTTGAAATTATTAATTTAAATGTAATAAAAGAAGAATATCCAGAAAAAAATAGAGATTGGTTAAAAGTATAAGGAGAGTAAATGAACGATTTTTATAAGAATTTGGTAAAAGAATTAAATAATGATAACACTGTTTTATTATCTGATGGGGGTAATAGTTCAGAGATCACAGGATGGATTGATACTGGATCATATACTCTAAATGCATTATGTTCTGGTAGTATGTATGGAGGAATTGCTGCCAATAAAATTACAGCTTTAGCCGGCGATCCAGCTACAGGTAAAACATTCTTTTCATTAGGAATTGTCTCTAGTTTTCTAGAAAAAGACCCATTAGCCGGCGTCAATTATAATGATACAGAATCAGCCATCACTAAAAAAATGATGCTCGATAGAGGAATTGATCCATCCAGACTAATCCTTTCAGAACCTTCAACCGTCCAAGAATTTCGACATAATGCATTACAACTACTTGATAAGTATATGAAATATAAAACAAAACCTCCTTTAATTATGGTTTTGGATTCAATGGGTCAGTTAAGTACCACAAAAGAAGTTGAAGACACAATGGAAGGTAAAGAGACTAAAGATATGTCTCGTGCCGCATTATTGAAGGCTACATTTAGAGTATTGAACTTGAAATTGGCTAAGGCTGGTGTATCGTTATTAGTTACAAATCATGTATATGATGTAGTTGGTTCTTATGTTCCAACAAAGGAAATGAGTGGTGGTTCAGGATTGAAGTTTTCTGCATCTACTATTCTATTCCTTTCAAAAGCAAAGGACAAAGATGGTACTGAGGTAGTTGGAAATATTATCAAAGTTCGGGCTGTAAAATCTCGATTTACAAAAGAAAACAAAATGGTATCTGTTCGATTGTCTTATGAAAAGGGATTAGATCGTTATTATGGTCTATTGCCAATTGCTGAAAAGTATGATATTATTAAGAAGGTATCAACACGATATGAGTTCCCTGATGGAACTAAAGCATTTGAGAAAGCAATTTATAACAATCCAGAGAAATATTTTACACCAGATGTAATGGAAAAACTAGAATTAGCCTGTAATAAAGAATTTCAATATGGCATTGGTGAAGCCCCTATCGAAGAGGAAGATGATGACACAATTGATGAATAATTTTCTTCAAAATATGAATGGTGATAATCTATGCAATGGAATTCTATTTTGGGCTTTATATCGATCAATTAAAAGTGAATCACTATGACTGTATATTCTTGCTAGAGAGTTAATAGTGGTAAATAATGATTTCAATCCACCAATTATGTATAAGTTATTAAGGAGACTCGATGAAAGCTAAAAATTTAAAAGAAGCTAAAATCTTAGTTGAAAATTATGAAATGATTTCGTTTCAATTAGAATTAATTGAAACTATGAAAGAAGATGGGTCAAATTATCTAACAATTAATATGGATAATTTTCACTCAATTTATATTCCAATGACAGATTTAATAAAAAGCGAACAACACCAAATAAAAGAAATATTTAAGAAAAAATTAAAGGAAAACCAGAAAGCTTTAAAAAATTCATTACTAGAATTAGGAGTAGAAATTGATTGATCTGGATGAATTTAAAAAGTACCTTTCTCATTTTCAATACAATTTTAAAAAAAATAGAGAAGATGGTATATTAATTAAGTTTACAGATGCGTCTCCCTATGCTAATATGATAGTTGAATACTATGATATTTCAGTCGCACCTGATTTTGAAACTCTATCATTTCAATTTGATCAAATTGGAGATAGCTTACTTGAGGTGGACAAAGAGTATATAGGAGATATTTTAGTAACAATTATTATTGAATCCCTTAACAAATTAGAGGAACAGAATGAGAATAGAGACAGCAATCCTATCTAATCTAATTCATCACGAAGATTATTGCAGAAAAAGTCTTCCATTTCTTATGGAAGACTATTTTCATGATGAAACAGACCGAACTATCTTCAAAACAATTAAAGCACACATCGACGAGTATAATACTCTACCAAGTATAGAGATTTTAGCTATCACAATCAATGATCTACCATTAAATGAAACTCTCCATAAAAATACAGTTGAATATATTAATGAATTGAATTCAAAAGAAAAAGATGATAAATGGTTATTGGATAAGACGGAAGAATTTTGTCAAGAAAAAGCTGTACACAATGCAATCATGCAATCCATTCAAATTTTGAACGGAAAAGAAAAAAACTTGTCGAAAGGTGCAATACCAGAAATCTTAAGTAATGCCTTATCTATTAGTTTCGATCATCATATTGGGCATGATTGGATTGAAGATTTCACACAACGATTCGAATTTTATCATAAAGTTGAAAGTCGAATTCCATTTGATCTGGAATATCTCAATCTAATTACTGGTAATGGTTTACCTAAAAAGACATTGACTTGTATTCTAGCTGGAACAAACGTCGGTAAATCCTTAGCAATGTGTCATATGGCAGCTGCTAATCTAATGGATGGCAAAAATGTTCTTTATATTACTTGTGAAATGGCAGAAGAACGAATTGCCCAACGTATTGATGCTAATCTATTAGATGTTCCTATTGGTGAATTAGAAGAATTAACAAAAGATGTATATGAACGAAAAGTAGATCGTGTCAGAACTAAAACTAATGGCAAATTGATTATTAAAGAATATCCAACGGCTACTGCAAATGTTGGTCATATTCGTTATCTATTAAATGAACTTCGTTTGAAAAGAAATTTTGTTCCTGATATCATCTATGTTGATTATTTAAACATCATGTGTTCACAACGATTGAAATATGGTTCTAATGTAAATACCTATCTCTATATCAAATCAATTGCAGAAGAACTTCGAGGCTTAGCAGTAGAATGGGATTTACCAATTGTTACTGCAACTCAAACAACTCGTTCTGGTTATGCCAATTCCGACCCTGGATTAGAAGATACTAGTGAGTCATTCGGTTTGCCTGCCACTGTCGATTTGATGTTTGCATTAGTCACAAGTGAAGAATTATCCGAACTGAATCAACTTATGGTTAAACAACTGAAGAACCGACTCAACGATGTGACTTTGAACAAACGATTCGTTATAGGGGTTGACAGATCACGAATGAGGTTGTATGATGTAGAACAATCTGCCCAAGATGACCTGTCAGGAGATACCGTTGACCGATCGGTCATGGATAATTCGGATTTCGGTCAGAGATTGGAGGAGGAGAAATTTAATCGCGACTCATTCAAAAATTTTCGTTGACAATTAATCTCCACGATGCTATATTATACTCATAATCATTAATGGAGAAAGTTATTGACATAAAATAGGAAGCGTGATATATATAATAAGAATGAAACGAGGAGATAGTGTCATGGTTACAAATTATGATGAACTAATTAAGGCTGTACAGGATAGCTACCGCAAGGGTGGTGATGATATGGACATCATGGATCGTGTGAGTCGTAAGCTACAAGTTCCTCTAAATCGTATCAAGCCTGTACTACTTTCAATCAGTGAAAAGAAAGCGGCTTAGGAGAAATAAAATGTCTCGAAACTTTATTGCTAAGGACCTTCGTAGCCCGAAGTTTCGAAAGCGTGTGACTAAATCTAAAAAGATGTATTCTCGTAAGGAGAAACATAAAAATGGCTGACTTGGCAGCTGCATACAAAAAGGGATGGAAGATCAAAACTCTCTTTGCAGAAGAACATCAAGTAGGTGCACCTGATAGCATCGAACGAAAAGTTTTCTGGAAGGGAGTTTTTGATCGTGCTCAATATGAATTGCGTCGAATTAAGGTGAAAGAGGAAGGAGATTAATTATGTTTAATGTGATTTGTTTTCTATGCGGTTTCGTCATTGGTTTCTACATTCATGAGAATCCATGGATTATCCAAAATGTAGGAAATTATCTTACAGAAATTTCTCAAAATATTTCAAAGCGATAGGAGAATTTATTATGTATGTATACAATCAAACAACCGAAGGCTATGAAATTGTTGAGAAACATAGCGCACCTGAGCCAGATCGAATCATTGCAACTTTTGATAATGATACTATTCTAGGCACAACCGCTCGAAAAATGTTTCGTAATCTGAAACGAGGCAGCGGCTTCGGAGGTTGGACCCCAGATTTTTTCGGGACCCTGCATTTTTCTATTGACAATTAATCTCCCTCATGGTATGATGTAATCAAGATGATGAAACAAGGAGTGATCTAATGCTGAATCTCAATGATTTCTTTGCTAAGAACAACGGTTCCGTGACCATTCGTCAGCTGGCGGTTGCCCATGCGGGCGGCAAGCGCCCGGGCGGTAAGAATTATCGTCTGGTTCGGAAGCTGATCGATCAGAATGTGATCTTTCAGATCGGTGATAATCTGTTCATCAAGGGGTTCTAATATGACTGAGTTTGTTCCTGTATATGTCCTGTTCGTCGCAGGATCGTTCGTAGACGTTTTCTCCTCCCACGAGAAGGCTATGCTAGTGGTCAATACGATGCCTACCGACACGGTATGGCATATCCTAGAGACAGAAATGGAGCTGTCCGACTAACTTTTCTATTGACAATTAATCTCCTAGGTGCTATATTATAAACATGATGATGAAAGACGGAGTGAGTGTCATGAAGTTTGTAAAGATTAGCACCCTTCGGAGTCTCTATGATATTTATGTCGATGGCAAGGTTGTCGGTCGGCTTGTTCGGACTAAAAAAAATAGTGATCGAATGTATTGGACCTTCGCTCTTTATAATGAGAAGAATGAACTTGTTAAGTTTCACTCCGAGGGTTGGAATGGTTCCTCGTGGAAGCATCGGAAAGATGCGGAAGCGATGATTGCTAAGGCTCTCTCCATCTAAAGGTGATACTATGCGCGATCCTATGACTTTTGTATGTGTTGCCGAAGCAATTGCCCATTTCTATAAGCTTGGTTACACTTCAACTTG